GTCGTCATACCGCAAGAGGGTCTCCTGTAGGAGATTACGGATATGTTCGTAGTCCATTCCCTTGGCTTGCAAGTTTTGCATCAGTATTGATAGATTTGTAATCATCGGTAATACCGCAAGCCAGCCTTCTTTGTCTTCTATTCCATCGGGCGCCCCGGTAGTGCCTGCTCGTATTCGTAAATCAACCATGTCAAAAATGCGATCTTTGCTTAAGGTCGGCCAGTCGTAGGTTTTTTCAATCACCGTAGTAAGTTTGTCATTTATCACCACTGTTTTGGTAATAGGCGCCCCCATATAGCGCTCGACTTGTTCTTTGGTTAGTTCTTGCAGCAATAGCTGGGCACTGTATTGCGCTATCTCTTGTAGCCAATCCTCTATCTGGTCCTTAAACTCAAATACGCGCCCAGAGAGTGCGCGTTGCAATATATTGGCCTCCGTTGCTGTCTTGGGCCTTACTACAGTTGATCTTGCAGCATCTTGCAAGCCAGTTACTTGTTCCCAGTCGTAGCGTACGGCACTGGTGTCGTACACAATTGGGTCTATCTTGGGGTGCCCTCTTGGAATAATCACCTGATTTAAGGGCTTACCTTCGGTATCAACTATGGTGATCTCGCCAAACCGTGAATCCGAGTGCTTCTTAATGGTCTTTTCATTGATATCACTCGAAGCGACCCATCCGGGTATGCATAGATCGCGATGCTGATTAAAGCGATCGCGTGCTTCGTTGTGCTCTTCTTGTAGGCGTTCGGTTAGGTCTACTAAGCTCGGACCCACAAATTGCCCATCCACCACCTGGTATGGCAGTAAAAAGAAGGGGTACCAGCGCCCGCCTGCCCTAGCTGGGGCATAGGGCTCGCGGAGCCATTCGGTGGAGCCCTCAACCATCGTGTAGATGCGCTGGCTTGTTCTATCCCAGATTTCCAGGACGGCAATCTGCTGATCATCGCCTACTGGGGCTGAACCGGCATTCAGTTGCATTGAGGCAAGTCGCTTCGCTCTTCGGTGCGCTCCCTCGCTCTGTCCTGGCTGGTATATCTTGGCATTGCTGAGGTTCTTTTTATATAGTGCTTCTGCCTGCGCCCGCTTCATGGGAATGATCTGGCAGATCCAGTCGGCATCAAGGTAGTCCCAGAACTCACAAATCGAGGGGTCTATTAGAAGGTTTTCAGTTAGAACGCGGTCTATTACCAAACCCTCGGCCGCCTCTACCTCGGCGCCCTCCTGCAGCGACTGAATGAGGGCTTCGAGTTCTGCTTTTTTGGCTGCATGCTGCTCTTGCTGCTGCGCATCTGCCAAGTCGGCTATGAGTGCGTCAATCGCTAAGAGGTTTTCTTGGGCATCGTTGATTCGATTCTGAATGTATGCATCTTGGCTAACATCGCGCTGATACATCACTTTCAGAATACCGATACTGCAAGTTAACGCAGCCCTTACGGTGGATTTAGCCCTGTTCTTTAATTGCGCCATTTCTAGGGCCCGATTCGTTACCTTATCTAAGGTTTTACAAAAGAGCTTTAGATCGGCGCCAGTATGGGTTGGGCTTGTTGATATCTCCGGGTTGCGGGCATACACATTAGGCAATACAGCTGAGATCGTGCCATGGATGAGGTTTGCCCTTAAACCGTAAAAATCCTTTCCGGTTGGGTCGGCATTCCAATTAAAGCCGGCTACTGTATTGCGGTTATGCCGAACGCGCTTATGAAAGCTATCCCAATGTGCGCGCGCATTCGCTATGCGGGCGGTCCACTTTTGTTGAAGGGCTTTGGAGTCTTGGGTTGGCACCCCTCATTTATAAAATGAGGGGGTATTGGCTTTGGATATATCTGGGATTTAAATTCTAAAGCGGGTGTGCCTAGCGCACATTATCAATCTACTTTGCGCGCCCGCATTACGCCGTAACGGGTTGCATCCCATGCGTGGTCTTCTGCATCGGTGTCTACATCTTCTGGGTTTAATGAGTCTGGTGGTAATTGGGGAATTGTTCTGAGCCAATGCTTGCAGGTTGAGAAGATCTTGAGCCTGTCTTCAGCTAGTAGTCGGATGATTTCTTGCGCACCGTTCACCCTACTTCTTGGTGCGTTGTAAGCCTCAATCCATTTCACACCCTTGTCTCGAAAGATTTGTCCGATGGAGCGCTCTGCTCCTATCTTTGAAAAGATCGATGGGTCCGCTAAGTTCATACGGTATTCATAGCCGAGGCGCTCATCATGCGCTTCGATCTTTTTAATCTTATCTGCTACTACTGTTGCATCTTCGCGTGTACCTACATTGTCTTTGTCGCCGCGTCCATATAGTTCGCGCCATATGTAATAGATTCCGTCATTGGATAGTGCAAACCAATAAATCGCATAAGGTCTGGCGTACCCCCAGTCCATTGATCGCCAGATCTTCCAGGTAGGCGGTATATCAAATGGTTCTATTACGTGTTTAGAGGGCTGCCATACCCCTTCCAAGAAGCTGCCTACGTGAATATCCCAATCACCTTCTAGCCATGCTCTTCGCCGATTAGGGTCACTCAGAGCCTCTAAGCTTTTTAAGTAACTCGGATCATTGTTTAGTAAGTACGTGTTCTCATAAATACTCGAATGAATGCGCACCCGTGGCAAAGCCCCCGCTTGATGAATCACTTGTCCCGCCTTCACTTGCCCAATCTGAAAGCGTTCCTTGACAGCGCTATGCCCTACTCCAAACGGATTACATGTAGCCCGTATCATTCGCGGCATACCGGGATGGGATGAGCGGCAAGTGGAGTGCATCGCTTCGTAGAAAGATAGATTTCGCCAATTAGTGAGCTCCTCGAACGCTAAAAATGGGTATTCGTGTCCGTGGTAATTCCAGTAGTCGTCCTCACTAGCGCCATACCGAAAGTACAGCATCTCGCCTGTAGGCCATTTCCAGACATAGTCTGATTCATTGAACTTAGCCCCCGGGAAGATCTGATAGAACCAGCGCTTACTTTTAGCCACCACATCGGCTAATTGTGGGTAGGTCAGACGAAAGAGCGTACCCCGCCAGTGATCACCAAAGCCCTTGCCTACATGCTGTGCGTAGCTCATCAGTAAGGTATCGGTCTTACCGCCTCCGCGAGTGCCTTCTAACAGTACCTCATAGACTGGGCAGGTCAGAAACAAAGTCTGACTACCTGGTAATGGTGCCCAGATGGTTTTCATGAGCCTAGGCTTTAGCGTTAGCGGCGTGCTCCCACTCGTCCATGCTCATGGTACTCGGCACTACCAGCACGCCACTTTGTAATGGCGCCCCATCTTTACCCGTATGCTCAATTGCCGATAACCGCGGGTGTATGTATGGGGCTGCGTGCTTGGCGATGGTTGCGGCCATGTTAAGCAGCTTTACACGACTTTCGATTAACTCAGCATGATGATGGGCATTGCTGGGATCTGTTCCATCATGATCATGATCATGATCATGGCCTAGGCATTTATTTGATTCTTCGAGCAAGTCATGCATGGTCTTGAGCATCACCTCTAGCGGTGTGATGCCCTTACTGGCTGCTTGCTCAGCAATATCACGGGTTCGCTTACTCAGGCTCCCTACTTTACGGCCTGCTCCTACTCTAGGGCCCCCTTGGCCTATAGGGCCACTCCTTGCCTTTGTTGGAAGCTGCGGCTTTGATGTTGACTTAGTTAGGTTTGATTTAGTTTGATTATTGGATGGCACGGCTTAGGGTTTCTGTATGAGGGTTAGCAAGTGCGGCTGTAATGCCACCGAATCGCCATAGGGCTCATCAAATTCGATGATGACCCTCTGAAATAGGTCATGCCGGCTTTGTGCGCCGCGGTGCTTGACTACCCTGCCAACGCGCCCACTGGGGGTTTTAACTATGGATCCAATCGGTATGTCCTCCATATCCAGGCGATCGATTACGCCCCGGGGCTGCATTACATGCCTTAGGCTAGTGTTTTCGGGCTTTTGTTGGTAATTGTTATGCATTGGATATGACCTGTTCTGGTGTTCGGGCCAAACCTTTACGTTTATTGAGCTCGGTAAATAGCCGGACCTTAAATGTTTCATAGCTTTCCGATGGCCTTGGGCTCATTTGAAGCTCGCGCCCTTTGAGGTCTATGCCGGCATGGGTTTTCCACCAGCCATCCTCGCCCTCTTCGATAGCCTGCCTTTTTCGTTGTGTTTTCAGAATGGATAGCACGTACCCTGGATTAATTGGCAGAGTGTTATTCACTTTTGCTCGTACTTCTTTTGCGATTTGTATTGCAGCCTCTAACTCTGTATCACTTACTTCCATGAGAACCATTTCTTTTATTCGCGTCTCATCCATTGGCGATACTTGGCATTCTTTTTTTATCATTTCAACCAAGCAATGGTGTCGCTCTTCTTGGGCTACGGAGTTTGGCTTTGCTTTTGTTGCAGGCTTCTCTAGTTCGGCAATCTTCTCCGTGCATGTAGTTGACTGGTGACTGGTATATGGAGTTTGGTTACTGGGGTCTGGTGTTTGGTTACTGGTGACTGGTGAGCATTCCGTTTGCATTGCATTCGGTATGCCTTCGCATCCTTTTTCAAAATCACTTTCAATTCTGTTTTTAGCCGAATCGGGTATTGCACTATTCCAACGGGTTTCGGCACTACGTTTGGCTTTGCTTTGTTTGTCTTTGTAGCGTGCTATCTCATGGTCACAGCGGGCTTGATGCCAGCCATCGTCCTTTAAGATAAAGAACTCATTTAGAACCAGGGCTACTGCATTACGCTCATCCCGCGTGCGGGCATTAATTAGGCGCTGCACATGCTTTACATCACTGGGTAAAGGTTTTTCGGTGGCGTAGTACTTGCGGATTAATCGGCTGTAGGCTGCATCCTCCACAAACGTCAGATGGGAGGTGGCTTCTGCGTAATCGCCGATGTGGTGCTCGTAGTAATTCATAAAAAAGCGGTCTCCATTTATTGATTTCACTGTCAATGCATTCACGCATTGGATAGTGAATCTATCAATGGTTCAGGGTATCGTCAAACCACTTTATTTTGAATTTATCTTTAATTAATTTATTTGCTTTAGGTATTTCGTACGTTTGCAAAAAATATATTTAGCAAAATTTATTGTTCTTTTATCTTTGCTGATCTTTCACGCTCTAAAGAGATCCAAGATATATCAGATATGGACTACAAAGCCGTAGTAATAAATACACAGCTGCTTTTGCATATTTGCAATTAAATATTTTTTTGTAGTCAATTTTTTATCGGGGCTTCAAATATGGTCTTTCATTTGCTATTGACCATGCTACTAGCGCTCGCTACATTGCGCTTCAGTAGTACTTGTATTCATCCATAACAAATGACTTACGGAGATTAAATTACCAATGATTGTTATTCGCTTATATAAGCTGTATCGCTCTTATGGCTACACCAAGATGAGTTCGGCAAAGACCGCACTTCAAATTTACCGCAAGAATGTTAAACGACTTACCTAAGGAAGCGCTATGCCAAATTCAGCATCTGATTCATCCCTACCTTCAATTGCTTTAATTCGTATACCGCAAATTCTGAAGATCATGCCCATCTCTGAATCTAAGTTTTGGCTTATGGTTCAAAAAGGGGAGTTCCCGAAGCCCATCAAGATTGGGAGGTCCTCATTTTGGACGGTTGAGCAGGTTCATGGGTTTATAAGAGAAAGGAGTAAGCAATCCTCCAATTGAGACATTGGGTATCTCCTGAGGTTATGCCACAAAATCTATAGGAATTTCAGGAGATCTCAAGAAAGGTTATTAAGAGAATTTAATCTTTCTAG